ACATATCAAATATTTGAGGAGGAACTCCATCCATTTCTTCTCTTAATTCTTTAAGATTATTGAGTTCATCAACTATCACAGAATGAAAATATAATTCATATGCTTCACCAGGTTTTAATACACTACTAACTTTACTTTTACTCCTTTCTAATTGTATTTTTATATACCCATATCCATTTTCAGTTAATCTCAGTTTACCAACATTACCATCAACTTCCTTTTTTACTTTTATTTGTGGATATAATCTAATAAGTTCAGTGTATATTTTTTCGTATATATTTTTTCCTTGAGATAAATCTTTTGGTATGACAGTTACAGTGTAGTTTTTTCTATACACCAATCCAAGTTTAGATGCAATAGAATTTACCACATATTGAATTTTTGTTACATCTACTTGGCTACTTATCATTATAAGTGAATCTTATTATATAAGTATTTAGAAAAAAATCTATAGTTTAACTAATTTAGAAAAGCCCTTTATCTTTTCTGCTTGATAAACACCATCAAATTTATCTTCCAGTCCGATTTTATGTGAAATTACAAATACATTTGTATCCTTTAAAATATATTTAATAATTTTAAGAAAATCATCACTTCCTGCACTATCTAGAGAACTATCAAAAACTTCATCAAATAAAATAATATTACAATTAGTTGAGTTTTTAAATTTTGCAATTTCTCTCCAAGCAAAAATCAAGGCAAGATTAATTCTTGACTTTTCACCTTCAGAAAAAGAACTATATGAAAAATCTTCTTGAATTGGAGATTTAATTTCTTCATTAAATTCTTCATCTAAAGTAAAATTTACATAAAAATCCATCATTTGCAAATAACGATTAACTTGCTGATTTATTAAAGGTAAATATTTTTTAATAATTTTAGATTTTACCCCACCATCTTTAAGTAAATTATAAGTGAAATCATAATAATGAATTAAATCTTTTTTAGATGCAAGGTCTTCATATATGTGTTGAAGATTATCTTCAAATTCTTTTAATTTTACGTGTTCAATATTTTTGTTCTCAATCTGTTCGGCAATAGTTTGAATTTCATATTGAATATCTTGAATTTGTTTCTGTTTAATAGAAACACTTGTATGATTTTGTATAATTTCATTATTAAATTTTACTAATTCTTTTGACAGTGTTAAAAATTTATTCTCTTTACTTTCTTCTTCTTGAATTGTTAGTTTTAAGTCCTGATACCCAGATTGCAATTCCTTAGCTTTATTTTGATAATTATCAATCTTATTTAATCTAAATTCTTCATTAATTGATTGAGTGCAAGTTGGACAAACAGTATTAGTTGAAAAAAATTTATGTTCTTCTGCAATTATTGATATTTTTTCAGATAACTTACCTTTCAAGTTTACAAGTTTTTTAAGTTTGTCTGTAGAATTTGCATATTCATCAATATTTTTCTGTATATCAACAATATTAGTCTCAATAATTTTATTACCATTTAATAAATTTTTGATTTCTTGATTTAAACTTGAAATTATTTGTTTTTTATTTTGAATATTTTCCTTTTCACGTTTTTCAAGTTCGTCAATAAAGTTATTTTGCATTTTAACTTTATCTGAAAGGGATTCTTTTTTTAAATCAAGGGTTTTAATTTCATCTTTTATTTTACGTATTTTTTCTTTAATTACAATATTCATAGAAGAAAAAATTTTAATATCCAATAAATCCTCAATCACTTCTCTACGATGAGCCGATTGAAGTTGCATAAATGGAATATAATTACTTGAACCTAAAATTACTATCTGAGTAAAACTTTTAAAGTCCATTTTTAGAACATTTTGCTCTAACCATTTTTGTTGTTCTAATACTGCAGATTGATCTAATGATTTTCCATCTTTTTGTATTTCAAACAAATTAGGCTTAATTCCACGAATTATTTTCCATTCAGTATTTCCAATTGAAAATTCAACCTCAACTCTACAATCCTTTTCATTTATAGAATTAATCAATTGATTTTTATTGATTTTACGATATGCCTTTCCATAAAGTGAAAAACATAAGGCATCTAATAAAGAACTCTTACCACTTCCATTAGTACCGATAAGAAGATTAGTTCTATGTTCTGTAAAATCAATTTCATTAAAATGATTACCAGTTGACAAAAAATTACGGTAACGAATTTTTTTAAATAAAATCATAATAAGTATTTGGGGGAACTACAATATCATCAGAAGTAATCACGGTATATTGATAATCATGAATTTGGCAGGTTTTTAACATTATTTCATCTTCAATTTCAATTACGTGCATTTCTGGAAATCCATTTTCTTCAAGCATCATAGCATATCTAACAGCATCATCCTCTTCCTGAAAGATATAAAGGATTTGTTCACCATCCTCATTCTGAACCGAATATGCGCCTTCATTTTCCTTTCCACTGATTGTTATTAAGAACATATCTAAACCATCTCACAAGCCTCCTGATAGACCTCCTGGATGAGGTTATGAAGGACTGACTTATCAAGGTTCGCCTCAGATTCATTCACATATCTATTCAAAATAGAAATGGTGTCTTCAGATTCAAGTGCTTCAAAATTTTCAGATTCTTCACTATTAAAGTTTTCAACTATTTTAATTTCGGCAATATTTGATCTATAAAGTTTATCAATAAATTTTTCAAATTTTTGTGCATCTGTTTTTTTACGAACTATCACCTTTACAATTTTATTTTCATACTCAGATACATCAAATGTTTGATATGGAGTATCCTCATAATAAATATGATAAAAAAGACGATATGGATTATTGACTGGAATATGCTCCAATGTTTCTGTGTCAAAAATATGAAATCCACGAGTATCATTTATATCATTCCAAAACATCTCATATGGATTTCCCAGATAAAATACCGTTCCGTTATCAGAACGAGTATGATAATGACCAGAAAATACTTTTTTGAATCCTTTAAAAATATCGGAATCCATTCCTTGGTCCATAATGGTTGTAGTATTTGCACGAAATCCTTGCAGTTCCAAATGACCCATTACAACTGGCGCTTTTGTAGATGAAATCATTTTCATTGTTTTCATTTCATTTTCAGAATTAATCCAAGGAATAAAAAGAACTCTCAAATTTTCCAATAAAACTTCTGTTGGGTCTGAGATAATTTTTACATTTGAATATTCACGAAGTAAAAGATCTACTGCATTTACTTGGTTTGTATTGCGATAATAACTTGTATGATTACCTACAATAGTATATACATTACAATTTAATTCGGAAAGTTTATCATAATAATTACTTTTTGACCAAGAAAGTGCAGCAAAATCAATACCTTTACGACTATCAAATGTATCACCCATATCAATAACAGTAGTAATACCATACTGTTTCAATGTCGGAAAAAAAATTTTATTATAAAAGTTTAAAAAATAATCGTGAAATAGTTTTGAATTTTTACGACACCCAAAATGCTGATCTGAAATAATAGCGACTTTCATTTTAAAATTAATATCTCAACTTAGTGTAAATATTATCCTTAATTGAATTATAGTCACTATAATTACTTCCGTCAAATAAATTATCTTCAAATACTTCGGAAAATCCTGATCTTTCTAAGATTTTATTTTTAATTTCCATTTGTCTTTTTTCTCTTTGAATTCTACGAAGAAAGGCATAATGTATAATTTGAGTAAAATACGCAAATGGGTTCTGAGATTTTGCAGGATCAAAATTGTGTATATATTGAACTGAATTCTCAATTCCATCAGAAATCATATCTTCTTTGAACATATAATTTACAAAATTTGGTTTAAAGGAAAGGTGATTTGCTATTTTTAAAAAACAATCTCCGATATATCTTGGTATTGGTGGTTTTGTATCCCAAGATTTTGCCCTATCATCTTTTGTTGGTTGATTTCCATACTTTCTAATAAAACTTATTTCAACATCTTCACGATATTTAATAAGTGCTTCAAGAAATTCTTTATTATTTACATAATGCTCTGACCTTTTTCTTTTGGTCATAATTGCTGTGGTTATCATAAATTTTTATCATTATTATGTATGAATATTAACATATTAAGGTGGAGTTGACAACCATACAGATTCACATTAGACTACCTTTGTCTCCAATGAAGGGGTCACTCTGATCTATTATATATCTTCTCTAATATATCTTTAGCATCATTTACATTAGCTATATAACCCATTTCACGAGTTATTTTTGATTGATTTGTTTTTTGTTTATTTAATTGTCTAATAAAAGATTGATACATCATTATCATTTCAATATCAGATGATTCCGACATAGTAATTATGTCATCCAAATTAAGTATAATCATATCTTCAGTTGTTGTTTTTAACCAAGGTTCTATTTTATAACCAGAAGCACCAGTTCTTAATTTAAATTCAGAAACAATAATAGGATTGGAAACAATTAACGATTTTTTAGAAAGAAAAC